AATTCAGGTGTGCTAATTGTCAACAATGGTTTTTCACAAACAGACAGCACAAATTTTACGCACACATCAGGCACGATTCAAATGGCAAGTGCAAGTGCAAAAAGCTTTGCTTCTGCCGCCGGTGGAACTTATAAGGCATTAAGCAATACAGGTGGTGGTGCATTACAAATCACTGGCTCAAATACTTTTTATGGAATATATGGCACAAGCCAAACATTCATTTTTACTGCGGGTACAACCACAACCTTAACTGCCTTAGCCATCAGTGGAACTGTGGGGGCAGTCAGTACGATGCAAAGTTCTTCTGCGGGGACGCAATACACGTTAACAAAACCAAGTGGCACTGTTACCTTAAACTACATGAGCATTACCGATTCAAATGCAACTGGCGGTGCAACATGGACAGCTTTAAATAGTACATTTGTTAGCAATGTTACTGGTTGGCTATCTGATGCTTCGGCCTACGTAAAATCAAAATTTATGGCGTTTTTCTAAGGTATATTATGGCAACAAAAATTATTCAACCTAACGTTGATGACACGTTTTTAGCTACGCTAGCAACGATTACCGGCAATCAAACTCTAACTAACAAAACAATAAAGTCGCCGTTTGAAACCGTAACAGTATCGGCATCTGCGCCAGCAGCTACGTTGCAGTTTGACGTTGTTACTCAATCTATTTTGTACTACACCGGAAGTGCATCAACTAACTTTACGTGGAACGTTAGAGGCAATACCAGTACAACGCTAAACTCGCTTTTAGGCATTGGTCAATCCGCGTCAATTGTTTTAGTTGTGACTAACGGCGTAACTCCTTATTACCCTACGGCGTTTACTGTTGACGGGTCTGCTATCACCCCTAAATACCCCGGCGGCTCTGGTTTTACCGGCGGTAGTGCAAGCGCTCTTGACGTTTATAGTCTGACACTTATTAAAACTGCGTCTGCTACGTATACTGCGCTTATCTCTCAAGTTAAGTACGCATAAGGAAAACCATGTTATCCGTCAAAAGTTCTATCGGCGGGTTTACATCACCTTACGTTTACGTAATTCCTGCTGACACAGTTATTTTTTACAACGCTACTTATTCCGCTCCCGTAGAAAACTGGAGTACGTATACCGATGCTGTTGGTAAATTTATTTTGGGGACTGCAACTCAAGGCGAGGTAGCCACCACGGCAGCCGCCAGCGGAAGTACTGTAGCTGCAGTCGGTAGTTTAGGAACAGCTGGGCTTCACTATGGAAGTGGTGTAAATGGAGCCGGGGGCGCGGGTAGTTACACTAATAATAATATATTTGCTGGGGATCACACGCATACTGTGACTCCGGCCTCTATCACACTCAGTACTGAACTTAAACCAATCAGTACGACCGTTACTGTGTTGCGGACCACTACAGAACAACGGTTCTTCCCAGCCAACACTATTCATATTAATGGAACTAATTTGGTTAGTGGGACTCAAAAGTTAGCGGCTACTTCCAATCGCTATGTCTCTGGTGGCAGCACAGTAACTGATAATGCATCCTCTTCTCATGCAGCTACATTTACGGTATCTAACATTAGTTCCGGTAGCCACAACCATACTCCATATGTTGGAGCTTCTGGATCAGTACGAACTGGCGCTGGCACAGGAGCAAGTAACCCGTTGTATGTTGGAGCTTCTTCTTCTACCCACACTCATGTATTAACAGGTTCAGCTTCAATTACTGCGCTTAAAGGTAAACTTTTAAAACTGTGGATTGCAGCAGCACGTCAACTGCCAAAAAGCGCTACCGTGGTTATGTATTGCGGAAACTTATCCTTACTGTCGTCTTACTGGAAAGTCTGTGATGGAACTAACGGCACAATTGACATGCAAGGGTACTTTCTTGGGTACGCTACATCTTCGGCTACAGCACATGGCACAGTGACAAGCGAGTCAACAACGTACTCAACTACAACTCCAACAGCAGCGTCAGATAATTTTTCGCATGCCCACTATCAATTAGGTGTGAGCATTTATTCGTTTCAGAATTACCCGCATGCTTTTGAATCTTTTCCCCATACGCACACCGTCAGTGGTGGGTCTTTGACAACTGACGCTTTCCCTGCAAACATCAAACTTGCTTTTATTCAACTTGTTATTTAAGGGTTAACCATGAACGATTATGTGTTTATTGATTTTTACAACAACGCAGCTTCATGCCGAATTAATAATGTAGCGCATGCGTTTTCCTCTACAGACGCATTTAAGTATGGTGCGCGTTTTCCCTATTATGAAACCCTGCAAGTTATTTCTTACGAGCCCGGTCGAAATATTTACGTTGTTGAATCTTACGGCGGCATATCCGAACAAAGTCCAGATTTACCTGCAATAGCGTGGATTCGGGAAAATTTAGAAAAAATTAAAGAAGCGGCTATTGTTGATCTAGCAGAAAACCCACCACACCCCCCGCTTACTTTAGTAGACATTCGTAACGGTAAATTAGCCATGACTGATTGGGTGCTTATTCGTAAGCAGGAAGAAGACTTACTCAACTTACCCAATACAATGTCGGCTGAAAAGTTTGCTGCGGTGCTTGTATATCGCCAAGCGTTACGAGACATAACCAAACGGTGGACTGCTATAAACAGCGTTGTCTGGCCAACCAACCCACTTGAATAAAGGAAACTCATGGCAAAGTTCCCAGTCCGCGGCAGAAATAACGTTTCAGTAATTGAAGCTAAAATTGAAACCAAAGTTGAAACTAAAGTTAACAGTTTAAAAAAACAATTAAAAATTGCTGTCTACGCTATTAGTAAAAATGAAGAAAAGTTTGTTAAACGATTCTACGAGTCTGCTAAAGATGCCGATTTAGTTTTGATTGCCGACACCGGTTCCACAGACAAAACTGTTGAACTGGCGCGGTCTTTAGGCGTAACCGTATACGAAATTTCTGTGCTCCCATGGCGTTTTGATAAAGCAAAAGACACAGCACTTAATCTGGTCCCTGCTGACGTTGACGTGTGTATAGCCCTTGATTTAGACGAAGTCATGGAACCCGGTTGGCGCAAGGAAATTGAACGCGTATGGCAAGAAGGCACAACCCGCCTACGCTATAAATATGATTGGGGTCGCAACGTTAGTTTTTTTTACGAAAAGATTCATCATCGTATTGGTTACCATTGGCATCACCCAGTGCATGAGTACCCTCGACCTGACAACCGCACCGTAGAGATGTACGCATATACCGATATGTTGTTGGTTAGTCACCACCCAGATAATGACAAACCTCGCGCTCAATACATGTCGCTCCTAGAACTGGGAATAGCAGAAGACCCCTCTTGCCCACGCAATGCTTTTCACTATTTAAGAGAGCTAGGTTTTTACAGCCGTTGGGAAGAAGCTGTTAAATTTATTACTAAATACCTTGCAATGCCCGAGGCAACACAGGTAAACGAACGTGCGTATGCAATGCGTTTGCTGGGAAAAGCATTTGAAAATTTAAACCGTCCTGAAGAAGCTTACAAATGGTACAGGCTGGCTGTAGCCGAAGCCCCAACCACACGGGAGCCGTGGTGTGACTTGGCAAACTTTGCTTACACAAAATCTAATTGGCCGGAGTGTTATGCTGCCGCACAATCAGGTATTGCAATTAAGCATAAAGTACTTGAGTTTACTATGGACCCTACAGCTTGGGGTGAAAGGCTATACGACTTAGCTTCTATTGCAGCATGGAACCTTGGCCTCAAAGATTCCGCTATTGATTTTTGCAAAAAAGCTTTAGAATTCAACCCAACGGACGATAGGCTTCTTGCTAATCTAAGGTCCATGATTTCAGAAACCGTTAGATAAGTTACACATGGACAACCAACAAATATTTAATTTTGTCGTAGCAATTGCTGCCTTCTTGGCTGCCTTTGTCTTTAACCAAACAACCCGTAAGATTCAAAAACTTGAGGACGAGGGTGCGTCGCTTCGCGAACGCATCATTCAAGACTACGTTCAAAAAGATGACTATCGAGCCGACATTAAAGAAATTAAAGAAATCTTGCGACAAATATTTGACAAGCTAGACGGTAAAGCTGATAAATGATGTATGCGCTGGTTCCTTCTGTTATTGTTGTTGGGGCTAGTTGGAGCTACAGCCAAGAACGGATGCCATGTGCGCGAGTTTTACGGCATCGGGTATACAGTCCACAACCCGTCCGAACGGCATCTTCAAATGATTGCATGGCTCAAAAACAACGCGGTGCATTGTAAGTCAACGGATTTTACCGTCATTTGGAACAATCTGAGTGAGTGGTCAGGTTCAGCAGATTCAGCAGAAATTAGAGCGTTGGTTGTTCATGGATACAAGGATGCTTTATCAAGGGAGAAGAAATGATCGACACAATCAAATTATTCCCAACTGTTCAGCCATCAGGCTATCCAGATAGGCACGATCTTGTCCAGAAAAGACTAGAAAGACAGCATGAAGTCAACAAGGCAAACGAGTTAGCCAAGCAGAAACAAGTTCAACTGCAAGACATAGGGTTTGAGATTTATTGTAAGAAGACAGTTCAAGAACGGCTCCGCATGGAGATATTTCAGAATCGTAAACTAGACGTATACGTATAATGATTACAAAGAAACCCCCAGCAAAAGTAGCGCCTGTTAAACGGCGTGCGCCCAAAGCAGAACAGACAATCAACGTGTCTGTTGCAGCACCAGTGCCTGTTAAAACAGAAGCTAAAAAAGACGATAGCACCGTTGGCAAAATTATCGGCCTCATTGAGTGGGTGGACAATCCTTTTAAATTGTTCACAGTTATCTTGCTGGGCTTTTTGGTTTTCGCGGGCTACTTTGCGTGGGACTCTCGCACGGTGATCTTGAACGCCATCACAAGCTCAAGCCATCAGCCCCAGCTTAAAGAGATCAAGGTGCTTGAGCACGTCGCGCAGCTACTGCACAAGGACTTGGAAGCTGAGACGGTGCTGGTTCACAAAGTAGCGCTTGTCGTTAACAGCAGAACGACGCTACTGGCCATTGGACCCAAGGGCCGTGACACCGTGCTTGATGGCTACAACTCTGCCTTGTTCGGTAAAGACGCAGCTCGCAATACCGCAATCATTGCCATGATGAACGGCGAGGTTTATTGCGACAAGTTGGTATCCAGTGGCAAGACCTCAGAGTGGGAAACCAAAAGCGGCGTGACCTTCATCTGCCGCGGCAGCATCCCGCCCGAGATGGGCGCTTTTGAAGGCTACATATCCGTTGGATTTGACAAAGAGCCCCAAGACCTTGGCGCTGTTAAGACACGTATCAACCTAGCCGCCACTGAAATGGCTAAATAAGGAGCAACTATGTTTGACATTCTTTCTGGTGGTATTTTGGGTTCAGTGTTTGGTGGGCTATTTCGTATGGCCCCCGAAGTACTCAAGTATTTTGATAAAAAGCATGAACGGACACACGAATTGAATATGTTTGCGCGCCAGTGTGAGTTAGAAACATTGCGCGGACAACAGAAGTTAGCCGAGATTGGCGCGCAACGCGAAGCTGCCGTTGACGTGGGTGTCATGGATGCATTCCAAGCCGCCATAGAACAACAAGCCAC